GCGCAAACTTGCTGGAAAGAACGCAGCGCGCGCGGCCGCAGAGCGTCCCGGTCAGGACTTCGGTGGGCCTGCCCCGTCTAATGTACAAACGCTCGGGGAGCGGCAGATCATCGCTCGCTATGCAGCGGGTGACCCGTCCGTGTCCCATAAACAGTACGCCGATGCTCGTGCGCGCCTCAATGGCACGTAGCATCCTGGAGTAATCCACTATGGTTATGTCGCAGATGACATCGAGCGGAGAGCTCGATCAGGCACAAAATACCGTTATTGCACAGGCCCGGTTTACTGAAGAGCACAACATGCCAGTTGTGCAGCTCTTCGAGAGATTCCGCCTCGGCAAGGGCAACTCGACCCTTCGCATTCCGAAGGTCGGACAGATGACATCCTCGGACCTCACCGAGGGTATCGACATGGTCGACTCGGAAGACATCGACATGTCGGTTGTCAACGCAACCACGGCAGAGGTCGGCCTTAAGGTTGTTCTTACCTGGAAGCTCCTTCGCCAGTTCAATGAGGACGTGTTCTCTCTGGTTGGCACCCAGATGGGCGACGCACACGCGCGCAAGAAGGACCGGGACGGCATCGCCCTGTTCACCGCCTTGAACGGTGGAACGGAATTTGGTGCCGACAACAAGAACTTCTCCGTGGCGAACGTCGCCGCCGCAATCGCGAAGGCGAAGGCGAACAAGATGGGGAACTCGCTCAACATCGTTCACCACCCGAACGCCGTGTTCTACCTGTCGAACTCCCTGGCCGTAACCGGTACCACGTATCCACTCCCGCAACGCTTCAACTCGGAGCTCCTCGGCGATTTCTGGACGGGGGTCAAGATTGCGGGGGTGCCGATCTTCGAGGACGGGAACATCGACAAGATCACAGGCGTCGACTCGGGTGAGGGTGCCATCTTCTCGAAGGGGGCCCTCGGCTACCTGACCTCTCAGGAGAAGATCACCCGGCGCGTAGAGAACGTCACACTCCGTGCGTGGGAGATCGTGATGGTCGAGGACTACGGGATGTTCGAGATTGACGACACCCGTGGTGCCCCGCTGCAGTACGAGATCGGTGACCCGACAACCTCCGCGTAGTGATGAAGGATTCTGACAATGGTGAATGCTAATCCCGCAGAGCTTCGGGGCCAGCTTGCCAACTACGGCTATGCCGTACGTCCGGTCGGCAAGTGGCCGGCCCGTGCTTCGTACTGGAAGCTGATGAAGCTCTTCGACGACGAGACCGGCAAAGAGACGCAGCAGTGGATTGAGTTCACCAACATGCCGTCAGATCCGTATCACATGCCGCGTCTGCTCAAAAAGGGATTTCGCCTGAACAAGCCGGGGGAGCTGCAAACAACTCACCCCGGCGTTCAGGTGGCTCCAAGCTCCACTTCTCAGTTGCTGGTGCAAGCGCAGGCACAGACACCAGTGGCTGAGGAGGTAGCTCCGGTGGAGCCGAAGGCTGAAAAGAAGCCGTCGGCTCGTCTCATCTGCCCGCAGTGCGACAAGGTCTTGCGTACCGCCAAGGGAGTAAAGCTCCACAAGGCCATGGCGCACCGGGCACCCGTTTCTGGGCCTGCACAATAGGAGCATTAGATGCCTACGGACATTTCAGTTCTCGGTTCAAACGGTTTCGAAAAAGTAGTTACCACCAGTAAGAAGCGTCGGATCGGGACCCGCATGGAACTCCCGGACGGTCGTGTTTTCTATTACGCCCTGGCCAACGGCGCCATCGGCGGCGGGAAGAACACGATGGAGAAGGACGTGGTGTCTGGCCACAACACCGACCTGGCAATCGCAGTTGCTGCGGCCATCGGGGACAAGTCGATTGAGATCACGAACGCCACGACTGCCATTGCTGCCAACGACTACGAGGACGGGTACGTCTTCGTTAACGACAGTGATGGCGAGGGGCAGTGCTGGCAGATTCTCAAGCACGACACGGCTGGAGCCACGGATCAGTTCACGGTCTTCTTCTACCCGAACGATCAGGTGGCAGAAGAGGCCCTGACCACGAGCTCTCAGGTCGGTCTGCGGCGCAACCCGCAGCACGATGTCGAGACGTACGACGCGGACGATATCGACGGCATCTCAGCCGGAGTCGCCCCCGTCGAGATCGCGGACAACGAGTACTTCTGGAACCAGACCTCCGGCCCCGCTGCCGTGCTTACGCATGGCACCGTGGTCCTTGGTAAGAACGTGGTTCCGGCAATCTCGAACACTCCCGTCGACGGCGCAGTTGAGAACCACACCCTGACTGAGGCGACGCCGAACACCGGTGCCGGGCAGAACTGTGTAGGGAAGGTGATGACGGTCGCTGCAAGCACCGAGTATTCACTGATCTACCTGACGATCTCTCGGTAGCACGCGGGTGGCTAAGCTCTGGCTTCCGCCTACTGCTCACTCAGAGGCCCGAAGGCTGGGCTGGAAGAAGGTCGAGCGAATTCACCCTTCGCTCGCGAAGACCGAGGAAGAGACCTTCGAGGTTGGGGGGTCCCCGGTGTATATCCCGGGGGCCTCCCGGCTCGATGGCTCACAACTCGAAGAGATCCTCGACTGGCAGGAAGAACGCAACAAGGAAGATTTTGCTCGTCAGAAGGAACGAGAAGAAGCCTCGAAGAAGGTTCGTCCAGAGCAGTTCGAGGAGCTCCGCCAGGCCCTTGCTGAACGTGTCGAGTGGGAAGAGAAAAGGGAACAGGGCGTAAGCAAATCCCGTAAGGGGACGCAGTACTTCTAATCTGCGCCTGTTTTAAGGGGATACGATGCCAGCTGTTCAATCCCGAACTCGGACACAGATCCGTATTGCTGCCGGCAGGCAAGTCGGCGGATATGACGCTGTCATTTCCGGGACCACCACGTCAGCCGGATCGACGACCACGCTCGTCGACATCTCGCTCATGGGGGGCGATGACGAGTACAACAACTGGTGGGTCTACATCTCATCTGGCGCTGAGGCAGGGAAGCTGCGCCGGGTTAACGACTACACCGGAAGTACTGGAACGATCACCATCCGTGGTGCTGCCTACTCAGGGGCCGTAGCTGCCGACGTTACGTTCGAACTGTGGCAGCCCAACATGAACCCGACTGGCGTCAACGATGCTATTGATCAGGCGGTCGGAGAGCTAACGAACATCGCCCTCGTTCCTGACGAAGACACGTCTCAGTTCGCCTGGATTTATCAGGGCGAGTACGCGATTCCATCTAATCTGTCATGGCTCAGCGCGGTTGACTACAGGACCTTCATCCTGTCGAAAGTGCTGCACCGATGCGAACAGGCGTGGAGCGAGTCCGTTGCCTCAAACGTAACGGTTACGGCAGACACCAAGGACAGGAGGGTCGGATCAGCGTCCGTGAAGCTCGTGGTTGGGTCGGTAAGTGACGGGACCAAGCTGGCAACCACGTCATTCAACGCCTTCGATCTGCGGGCCTACGACAGACTCGAAGCCTACATGAAGGTAACAACAGCGGTCGCGGCGGGCGATCTGAACATCCTTCTCGACAACACGGCAAGCTGCGCCTCGCCACTCGAGACGCTCGCCGTTCCTGCCTTGGCGGCAGGCACCTGGACGTACGTGAACCTGTCCCTTTCGAACCCGGAGTTGAACTCGGCGATTATTTCACTGGGGCTCAAGTACGCCGCCAACGCGACCTCGAACACGATATGGATAGACCACGTTCTTGTCGTTGACTCCTTAACGGCGAAGTGGGAGAGGCTTCCTCCGTGGGGCTGGTCGATCAACAAGGAGAGCAGGAAGCTGGTGGTATCGGGTGGCTCCCGTGGCACCATGGGCACCACACCGATCAAGCTCGTGGGGTACGACAAGCCGGCGCTTCTCTCCTCGGATTCGTCGACCAGCGAGATTGACCCCCAGCTGGTGACGATCTTGGCGGCAAGCTACATCACGAAGTGGCATCAGGGTGGTACGGCGACAGACCCGGACGGCCTGCGTGCTACGTCCGCCAAGCTGCGGGAAGAGGCGAACATCTTGAAGCTACTTCTGCCTAACCGTGCTCCGGGAACCCGAGAGGTGGTCTAGGTGCCACAGGTTACACGGTCCAGCGAGATCCTCCTCAACAATGTGAGGTATCCGCTTGCTGCTCCGCCCCAGCGGGTGCTGACCTCCCTGTACGCCCCGAAAGTTGTTACCGGCGACACGACGATGTCAGCAGAGCAGCGCGCGTCTTCTATTGCGTGGCGCTCGTGGCGTGGCGGGCTGGGCATCAAGAAGGGTGTTGACGCAACCACAATCGACAGGGCTTGGTGGTCCACCTGTCAGCTTCGCTTTAAGGAAACGCTCGTGTTGCCCCCTCTGGCGACACAAACAGCCGCATCAGACGTAGGCGGCTCGTTTTCCGTAAACATCATCGCCGAACTCAGCGACGAGATCTACGCGTCCTTTGGGACTGAGATGAAGAAGTATTCGGAGACCTCGGACTCATGGGGGTCCACCCTGACCACGTTCGACGGTATTCCAACGGACGCGATCACGGTTCGTATCGGGGGCACTGTCTACATGATCGTGTGCTATACGACCGGCTTCGCATATACGTCAACCGGAAACAGTTGGGCTGCGGTGGAGCAGCCTGCGAAGTACATGGCGTTCTGGAACGATCAGCTGTGGGCTATAGATAACAACGGCAAGCTGTACGCTTCGAACAACCTGACTTCGTGGGGCGAGGACGCCCAGCTGCCCCTCCCGTCTGGCAGCGTGACAGACCTGTTCCAGTCGCTGTCGGCTGACAACGAGCCGATCCTCTTCGCTTCGACGACCTACGGGATTTATGCCCACGACGCCGACAACATCATCTTCGAGCCGGTGCGACCCAAGCTGCCGTTTCACGTATACGGGGGGCTGGGAACGGTTGACTGGCGGGATTCGATCTTCTACCCGGCAGGGCTGGGGGTCTACCAGTATAAGAACGGTACGAACACAGCGACCGTTTCTGTTGTGGGGCCAGACCGAGACCATGGGGTGCCTGACGATAAGCGCGGCGCCATCAAGCAGCTGGTCGCGACACACAACGAGCTGCTGGCCCTTTTGGATGGCACAGTCGGAGATCCCGCCGCGCTCGACATGTTTGATGGGAGCGGGATGGGCACCCAGATTACGAGCACGATTGGTGAAAACATCGGCTACAGCTCCATTCTTGCGTGGGACGAACTGGGGTGGGAGTGCAAGTGGCTGTCGACAGACTCGACCACGGCTATTTCACACGCGATCGTTTCTAACTCATACGGTTACTACAGGCTGTGGTGGGGGCAGGCTGGGCGTGTCTGGTATATGCCCCTTGAAGTGGACATCATCAACCCCGATGAGTCGACCACGCTTACATTCGCGAGTTCAGCGGAGCACATCACCCCGTGGTTCGACGCCCAAGAATCTCATGCCTCCAAGCTCGCCCTGAACCTGCGCGTTGAGGTCGAAAGCGCATCGTCCGACGAGACCGTTCAGGTCCAATACGCTACGAATTTCGATGACTCTACCTATACCACCCTGGGCACCATCACCACCTCAGGGCTGACCGAGTACATCTTTCCCACCTCGGGCACGCCGACGGGGACAGCGTTCCGGGCTATCCGCTTCCGGCTCGCTCTCGCGCGCGGGCTCACTGACACGTTAAGCCCGAACGTGACCCGTCTTGAATTCCGGTACAGGAAGAAGCTCCCCGCGAAGTGGGGGTTCCGTGTCACAGTCGACACGACCCAGTCTTATATGGGGCAAACCCCCGGACAGATGCGAGATTCGTTAATCGAAGCGGTGGAATCGAACGCTCTCGTCTTGTTTACATATCGTGATAACGACACCAGCGAGACGTATTATGTTGATGCCGTCAACGTGTCGGGTTTCGAGTACACCGGATCTGACCAGCGCGGCCAGATAACGATGATGCTGATGGAAGTCTAGATGGTTAATGCGTCACTGGCCGGGAACGACCCACAGACCGCCACGAGCTCTAAGCCAGAGCTCACGGTGTACACCATCCTGTTGCGGCTGGGGCTGCGCCCACAGGATGACTTCACTTACCAGTCGAAGATGATGGGCGGGCGATCAGAGCGTGGTGGCGCCA